AACCCATAAACTTAATATTACTTTCATTCGCAATAGCATCTGGTATCTTATCTACTCTTTTGTTACTACCGTCTTTAAGTGGGTCTGTCATGATACCACCGGTATTGAAGAAACCAAGTTCTACTTGAACAGTCTGCCCACCAAAAGTAATTGGAGTTTCATTACCAGAACCAACACCTACTTTCTTCTTATCAACACAAAGAGCAGTTGCGGTTATACCAGTTGGTTGAGGAGTTGTCGCTGTAAAGACAGCACCAGTATCGAATGCTTTACGAACATCAATAACTTTAGGAGTACCTAACTGCTTAGTAAGAGCGTGACCAGTTGCGCCACTATTACTTCCAAATGTAACAAGTGCTGTCCCATCAAGTGTGTTAGAAGTGTACACATTAATTATATCAGCATCAATAACTTTAACGTATAGCACAGAAGCATTTGCTAGTGTTCCACCGGCCGCAAGTGTAAGTGCGCCAGTACCTTGAGTGAATACTACTTTGTCTTGATCTCTAAATCCATGAGCAGTCGATGATATATTAGCACCACTAATAGAAGCATCAATGAAGGTAATAGTTGTAGCCGGAAAAGATGGTTGTACTGCGCTTGCTTGGAACTTTTCTCCAACAGCCGGAGAGGTTGATGCTCCCATCAAATTCCAATCACCAGAGCCAGTGTCACCCAAGTCTTTAATGATATATGTTCTTCTTGGTTTAAGTGTGCTACTATTACTACTTCTCGCAACCAACTCAAAATGAGATCCGTCAAGATCAAGACCAACAGACTTCCATTCAGCATATGTCAGATCACCAAATGTGAACGGCATATACTCTCGCCCCGCAATCAACTGATTAGCCGGAACAAAGTATGCATCATACCACTTCCAATCTGGTTGCCCTGCATTTGGATGTGGTTGCCCAATAGCTATTGGATTGCCGTCACCGCCAGTTGCTGGGTATGCTTCTGAAACTGTTTCTGGAATGTTTGGTGGTAATTCAAAAGTTTCGCCAATACTCAAAGCAGGTAACAATTGATCTATACTACCATCAGCTTTCTCAACTGTGTTATACGTCAAGTACTGATACAATCTCGCCATGATTTGCTTTGAGGTACTAAAGATAGCATCATGACCAGTTAAGTCAGTTACTGTAAGTGAGGCTAGATTAGCACTCGTGAACTGAAAGTCGTGACCAACTGTGCTTTTTGTAGCACCTATCTTCAACCAATCTGCTTCTGTTAGTACAGTACCTGAGTTAACAATTGTGTACATTTGCCCATTATCTAACTGCTCTAAAGTTCTTATGAAATCACTAGAAACACCGTCGAAGCCAGGACCAGGCTGAACAGACGCTATTGTTGGTATTCTATCTGGAGTATCTACAGCAATCGCATCAACATTAGAAACACCAATCTGTGTAATGTCACCGGCTGTACTAATGATTGTATCAAAGTCAGTTACACCACTAAACAACTCAGAGTCATTGATGCCATTATTGACCGCTTGTTGAAATCTAAAGAATAACAAGAAATCTTGAAGTTGAATCTTACTATCTATAGTTGTTAAATCACCATTCTGTTGATTACCAGTAAAGTTACCAACAATGGAATCACTTGTATCATCTGGTTTATAATAGATGTATGTAAGAATATTGTCGTAAGCGGGATCAACATTGAACTGTCGTTTCCCTGAAGTACCACCAGTACCTGCATCTGTTAATGCTTGATAATATCCATTATAGAAATGATCAAACAAAACATTTCTGTATATTGATTCATTGTTTGAGTCAAGAGTACCTGTGTTATAATACTGAGACATGAAGTCATACATTTCTTGCAGATCAGATCGTGTTTCAATAAACAGCAATGGATGACGATAAGCAACAACTCTTGCGGCTCCAGTCAAACTGTATGCAATCGAACTGTCGCTTCTACCATCGTAATCAATTGTGGAGCCAGGAAATATAACTGTATCGCCAGGTGTAACATTAAGTGTTGTGTTTTGATCAACAATAATGACTCGGTTACTTATACCAATATCATTAAAGTATTCTATTGTAACAGATGATGGATCAATATAACCCCAACCACCATCAACAATCTGATAATCAATACTACCAATCTGATCAGAGTTTATTTTTGTTACAACACCCTTTGCGCCTTGTCCCACTTTCGTAGAAACGATATCTACTGTGTCGCCTACTTTGTTACTTGGAAGACGTAGACGATTGATAACAGCAACATCTGAGATAGAACCCTGAATGAGTTTACCCACGTTTGTGATTGTTTCAATTCCATCGCTAGTGGCAGTAAGAACTTCAAGTGCATCTGCTCTAGTATATGTACCCCTTAGATTTGAGAGATATACAATAGGAGTTATAGCACCTGCTAGATTCACGAATACGATATCATCTACAAATGCACTTGCATTCGACAGATCACCACGAATTGTATTACCACGTTGTATTGGATAGCCATCTACGTTATATATTGGCTTCATCTCAAGGAATATTTCACCGCCCCATAGAGAGTCAGATGGCTTGAATATATTCTTGCTGGGATACATAATTTCAATGTCTTCATTAAAGAACATCTTAAAGAGTAGTTGCAATGACTCTTCACTACCCTTTCTTGTATATAAGTCTTGAATATGTTTTAGAATAAATCGTATGTCAACATCATCAGAAAAAGGTAACTCAGACAGATACTTTCTTTTATAGAAGATGAGAAACGTAGATAGAGTAGTATCAATATCTTTAAGTTTTGGAATATCACGATCTAACTTTTCATCGAGATGCGAATAGTAGGCCTCAACGAAAGCTAATAAAAATTCACTATTCTCTTTGTAGACATTTGGAAACTGATTCGCAATGTCAGAATAGATATTGTCTCTTACCTCAATTGGCATAGTTTATGATTCCAATGGTGTTACATTAACAGTTATATCATCTCCACGAATGACAATAATTCTATCCTTAGACGGCGTAATATCTTTACTTACAGAGTCAGCAGTAAACTTAATCGCAGAACCCTCAAACGATGATATAGTCACATCACTTAATCTTACAGTACCTGTTATATAGTCAACTGTACCAACAGCCGGCTTGAATACACTCTCACTATCAGCACCACTAATCACAAGCATGATATTACCATTACCATCATCCTTTGCTGACACAAGTGTATTATCAACAGTGAACTTGGTAGATGATACCGCAGGCTTAAAGTTAGTAAAGCCTGCTTCCGAATCAAATGGATATGGCTTGACTAGTTGTGTATCATATGAGAAGACAGGCGAACGAGGTGCATTCAACTCTGGTAGATACTCAATGATTGGTTTTGCTACAATGTCAGTAGACACAACTGATACATCAAGTGCATCAATCGTAGATGCTAGATTTGATTGACGATAGGTCTTATTAAAGCCATTTAGATTAGTATTCTGATAACTTACAATTGCGGCCTGGACTTCACTCTGGAGTTGACTTGCAGACTTACTTGTAAGATTAGCATCATATACAATATGTACGTTTGTATCCACAAATAGAAACTTAGCAACAACAAACACAGGCTCAATAGTAAGTGGAGTCTTATCTCGTAGATAGCGTTTAAAGTTAGCAATCTCATAGTCAGCAACACCCTCACCACCCACTACGTCAACAGATATAATGACCTTACCAAACTGTGGGGGTGAAACTTCATCACCACCATATACACTAATCGCTTGAATGTTCGGGAATCTAGCACGAAGCAGAGTCTCATAGTCTCGTGTCGTAATTGCTCTCTCTTGTACTTGAAGTGCCTTAGGAGCAAAAGACCGAATCGATTCGATACTTTCACTATCTGTTCCGCCCGAAGTTTGCGATTGTACAACCACATTGATGCTTGAAGCGCCAGCAAAAGCGCCCAATGTTAGAGCAGTTACACCATTAGCGGAAGCGCCGGCGGTGTTTCTATATGTCGCTACAATAGAATCAGTGATTACTGGCTGTACACCAAACTTATCCTTTCCGAATTGTATAGAATACTTTTCATCATTCTCGGGCTGTAGATAGAATACCTTATCAGTAGACTTAACACCAAACACATCAGTCTTATAGATATACTCTTCTCCATTTACTTTCAGAGTAAGACTTCGTGTATCTATATTAGGGTTAGATAGTACTGTGTCTGTGATATTGACTGTCTCATTAATAATACGCCCTTCAAATAGTTCTACATCATTTACCACATATGTAGAAGGCGATGTTAATGAGCGTATGGCACTATGTGCTTTATCTGTTAGAAAGTTATATGTACGATTACCACATCTTCCAATAAATGCAGTGCCCTTTGGTATACTAAAGTATTGACTTGCGTTATTGGGATGTGTTACAGTAACATTGACTTTTGTTGTAGCACTACGTCTTGAAGTGGGAAGATAGTTAAGTTCTTTGGCATGAGAGATAACACTATTACGTTGCGAGGCACTATCCAGAAACATCTCACTAACAGCCATATTGTAGTAATAGCTATTATAGAATGTGTTATATGATAGTACGTCTAACAGTACATTCATGTTAGAGCCTTCGTAGTCGAAGTCTTTAAATCTATCTTGAGCCTTTAGAAACGTCTTGAGTTGTTCCTTTGTTGCTTTAAAGTCTAGATTCGTTACTGGCGATATGTCTGTCATTACCTTACCCTACTAAGATCGATTGTGAGTGATGAGTCTCTGTTACTATTTATTACACTGAATAAGATTGTTACGTTAAGTGAATTGCTGTCTATATCACCACCTACTATAACGTCTCGTAGATTACAACGAGGCTCATATGTCTTAATTGTTGATTTAATATTCTCTTTTAATATTACAAGAGTGTTTGATGTGATATTCTCAAAGAGTTGCCCTCGTATATCACATCCTATGTCTGGTTGAAATAGACGCTCACCACGATCTGTTAGCACTAAATTCTTAATGCTTTCTTTGACCGCTGACTCATTAACAATACGAGCAACATCAGTACGACCAGGTACTTGCTCTAAATTTGACGTAAAGTCAGAGAAGAACTCTTGCTGTTTTGTTCTTGGTGTAAGTCTTGCCATTTCTATTTCCTATAATGCTGTTATATATTTATGCGTATTATGAGCGTTTAATTCTAAAGCCATCTATATCATGCTTATCTAATAGAAGGCTTAATTCACCTCTATCAGTCTCGGAAATACCACTATCAATATAATGCTGACGTTTACCATTCACAAGTTGTATATACGATGGATATACACGAATACCACCAAAGCCTGCTCTACTAGCGGCTATGATAGTCTCTCTTCTCTCACTACTTGTTACGTCTATATCAACAGAGGCGCCCATACTATACCATGTAGGCATCTTCTTCTTAGGAAAGAGTACTGAGTCAACAGGCTTTTGATATCCACGCTTTATCGTATATGTCTTCTTTGTCTGCTCATGTGTACGAAGTAGCTTTAACCAAACATTGTGATGTACTCTCTTCCAACCATCTCCATCCTCATAGTCAACAACAGCACTATCAAACTTAATACTATCACCAACACCACTGTCGCTTACATTAATTAATGCATTCATCTCTTCACTATTAGGATATTGACTAGTAACAAAGTCTTCTTCTTCTTTATCAGGCGTTATACCTGAATTGAGTTTCTTTGTTACTTCACTCTTCTTACTATCTCTATCTTCTTTACTAATACGAATAGCACCATAGCTAACTGCGCTCTTTGTCTCTTGTGCTTGACGACTTAATAATGCTTGTGCTTGACCACCAACAGTATTAGCAAATCTATTCAGTTCCATAGCAGGCGCCATCAACTGACCTTGTAAATCTTGTGCCATTTGACATAAACGAAACATCATGTTAGCAACATTCTCGGGCGTAAGTTTCTCGAACTGTGATGCTAAATCTGCTACAATACCTTCTATGCCTTTCTTTAGTTTATCTACAGAAGGGTCTTCCATGAATGTGTTTACATCATTAATCATCTTCTTCATCTTCTTAATCACAGGTCCTGCGGCTGATTCTAATCCCTTGAGTACAAGCAATACACTGCCAGCGGCTGCCATGACGACCTTCTTAGCGGCGTCTATAACACCCTTTATCACGTTTTCTAGTGTTGCTACAATAGCTTCAAGACTCGCTCGTTGCTTAATTGCTTCTAATAATGCTTTAGGATCACTCAAAAACTGAGCAACATCAACGACTTCTGACAGTAATGCCTTGCCAGTTTTGACGACAGCAAAGGCTTTTGTTAAGTCTTCTAGTACATCGTTATATGCACCACAGGCTTTAGCAGTTAGATTTTGTCCTAAATTAATCGCAAAGTGAAAGTCTAAATCTTTTAATAGATTGTATATCAGTACTGGTATAGCTGTAGCAAGACTACCACGATATGTAGAACCATATACAGCAGGCGTACCTAAAGAATCAAATACGTTTAATCCAGATCCCGTGGCAGGAGTTGTTGTGATCGTAACCCTTTGAGATGTACTTAATCCAGACTGATCACCCCCTAATATAGTCGCTTCTCCAGAGCCAGTGTTTAATCCACTTGTGGTAGATGAGCCAGTATTCGATCCACCTGTGGTAGATGCACTACTATTATCACTTTGAGAGGCAGTTATGTCCCTTGACAAGTCGGGCAAATTCGTGTTATAATTAGATAATCCATCTTTGATAGAAGCTAAATTAGTATTATTACCAATCACAAACTCTGCTAAATCTGTAACAGACAGCTTTCCGCCTGTATCCATTCTATCTTTAAGCACTGGAAACTCGTCTAAAGGAGTCTGAAGCAGTAGATTATTCAGTAAATTAGTCGTTTCATTTAAGTCTTCTCGACTTAATGTAGACGTAGGATCAGCAAAATTGTCATTATTCAGATCAATATTCGCTATACTACTTAAATCTCGTATAGCATCTAGTAGGGCAGAACTATTCTCATTCAGTATTTCGGATGCCGCTTTACTTCCTAGTGGTGTTGTGTTATCGCATTCAATACTCATATGTTATCCTTAGTCCAATAATCCAGTGATAAATGATGTCAATCTCTTAATGACTGGATCACGTTTTGCTTTACTTGCAGGCAAACTGCCGGGTGATACTACGTTTGCTACTTCTGTTACTGACACTCTTGCGTCTAAATTAGTGGCTTGATCGCCTCTTGTTGAGTCAATACCACTTACTGTACTGGTAGCATCCTCTTGTGTACCATTACCAAGTTGTACTGTAGCATTTGAATCTAGGTTCGCTATACCACTTGATTTCATATTCAGAGTACCAGTAGAAGCAACAATATCGACTTTCTTCGCTGTTAAATTTGCTAAACTTGTGCCTTCTAGACTGAGTTTATCACCCGCTTTACCCGATAAATTCACCCCCGCATTCAAATGAATGATGTCTGGAGTGTTGATTTCGATGCCGTGGTGACCCTCATCCTTATAAGGTTTCTCTTGTTCAGACACTGCTGGCGTGCCGTTACAACTGATTTTATGATATGTTTCACTAAACATATTGGTCTTATAGGTGTCTAAATGAAAGTCTCCATGTAGTGCTTGTATGTAAAAACCACCGCCATTGTCCTCTGTTCCAGTCGAAAACTTGGTATGTTTCTTTGCACCAACATTAATATCGTCTGCTGTAGCAAGCATTGATATGCCTGCGGCACTGATATTTGTCTTCACCCCCGCATGAAGATTCATCTTAGAGCGGGCAGTTACGTTAAAATTCTCGCATTCTATGTCAAGATCACCATTAATATAGACCTTACCAGAGCCAGATTCTACCTTGAGTGACCAATCTTCTTGTACATTTGTATGAGAAGAACCTTTCACAAGGGTTGACAAGACACCTTCAGTTGTGTTATACTGATCACCAAAGGACTTAATAAACACTGTGCCGTTGGAATCAATCTGAAAGACGGAGCCCGAACTGTGGGAGATCAAAAAGTAATCGCCACTATCACCATCTTCTCCAGAGCCTAATACAATGAAGTTATCACCATCTTTACTTTGAATCACACGTTGATGGAAGTTATTCTCGGGTCCTGCTATGAGTGGTTCATCAAATGTTTCTTCAGATAGTGCTTGTTCTACTAGATAATTGGATACAGACTGTGTTAGATAAGCACCTTTTGTGATATCTTCACCGCCAACATATGGATGTAACTCTGGTTCTCCATACTTGTATATGGCTTTTGGTGGAATATAACCATCTTCGCCTGCTTCACCAGTTCCACCCGGTAGATTCAAATAAGAACCTGGCAGTCTTCCAATGATCATAGGCTGTTGTGCTTCTCGCCCATCAATAAAGAAACCAAAGACCCAGTCACCAATCGCAGGTATTATAGGCGATACACCATAAGTCCCATCTAATACAGTTGCCCAAGGCAAATCTTGTGTTGGAACACTATCTTCCACATCTTCACTAATACGAGGCGGATGTATACCAAACGCTCTTATACGAACTCGCCCAGCATTTGTTCTGTCATGAATATCTTCCACAACACCAACAAAATGCAACATATTGTTAAATCCACCACTCATCACTTATCCTCTAGTACACAATAGATACTATAACCTATTGATAATATTAAACATATTCCAAGAAAGTCGTTCCAAATCAAATCCATTAGGTTAACCCGCCCTTAGTAATAACGATCTGTTGCTTAAACGAATCCCCGGCAAAAGAACTCACCATATCAGTAACAAGGTATTTACCTGATCTCTCATGATCAATCTCTCTATTACCAGATACTGTATTACTCATCTTATAGAGTTCAAGGTTAATCACCCTCCCAGGATACAGTTCAATACGCCCGTTAATCTCCATAGAGATAGAGTTAACACCAAAGTGATAGTCTACAACAGGCTTTGCTGTATAGTTCTCATAGAAGTGCTGATAAGGCTTCTTCATATTCAGTTTGCCTGTAGACTGCCCAATCTGTGGAAAGTCTGTAAGCAAATAAGACTCAGGCTGTGTAGAGGCGCCCATGTATTTGTCAAGGAAGTTCTGTCTGTGTGTTAGCTTGACCTTCGAAGGAAACTCTTTGTCGCCTACCTCAGAGGAATAGTCATAGTCTCGCTTGATTTGGGTCCTCGTTGTCGGATCGAGTTCCGTTATGGTCCTGCGATACATTCCCTCTTTCATATCACGAAACGTGTCGACCTTTGT